CCTGTTACAAACTCCACATGGTTAGTAACTTTTCTTTTACCACCTATTACGGTACTAAAAGGTGTTCTAGTGTTACCTTTATTAAACAGCATCCCGGAGTAATTAAGCACTCCGAAACTGGTTATAACTTGTTCTGGCATTTAATCATCTCCTTTATTCATTTTGTTTTTCAGCCATTTGCTGTTGGCGAATTAATGCCGCCATAGTAACCATATCTCCGCGTTCACGGGCTTCCGCAATTTCTTTCTCGTAATCCACCTTACCAATGCTGCCACCGCCACCGGCGGGAGGTTTAGGTGTTCCTTTCAGTAAGTCGGCTTTTACAGCTTGCTCAACTGCTTGCTTTTGAGCGTTAATAACAGCTACTATCGCTTTTGCTCTAGTAGTTGTTACTTCTTCGTCCTCAGATACTACAGCATCTAACAAAGAGGCATAATCTTTTTCAATTAACCCTGCCTCAACAAATATTTCTTTTGCTTTCAGCTTTGCAAGCTCTTTGGCATAAGTTTTTTGTAATTCTTGCGCTTTGTTAAGTTCTTCTTGTACTTTTTCTTCCGCAGTCATTGAACTTTCTTTCAATTTTCTCAATTCCTTTTTAACTGTTGCTAATTCAGAAGCAGTTTTGTCAAATAGTTTTTTACTCACCGACTCTGGTAAAGTAGAAGGGTCTACAAATTCTTTATCAGCTAACGCTGCTTCAATTTCCTCAACCGTCATACCTTCCTTGTAATCATCACCAAGTAAAGTTTTCAAATCCATTATTAATACCTCCTGCGTTTTTTAAGTGCTTCTCTGCACTGTGTATTTATTGCGTTTTTTATACCGGTTCTCTCCGGTTATTGTGTTTTTAATGTGCTTCTCTGCACTATAACGAAAAAGAGCGCCTATCAACCGTTTTATTGGTTAATTGGCGCTCTTTTGGCGCTCTGTATCAATCATGTTTATTTTTCCACAGCGAGGGCATTTGATTTCTGCCTCTCCTTTAATTTTACCAAGAAATTTATTACATTGCAAGCACCTAACTACCCTCAAGCAACATCACCATCCTGCGGGTTAGGTTTATTGTTTCCAGGTGTTACAGTAGCCTCAGCATTTTTCCATTTTTCAAGATATTCTTGAGAATCGAGATATACCTGTTCGGGATCACTGAACAAATTGCAAACTGCAATTGCAATCTTAGGATGAATACCAGCTTCGAGCATGTTCTGCAAGCCTTGAGTTTTAACTAATAAGCTATCAATTTTATTTCTTGTGAATTTAATGTCAATTTCGTTTAGCTTTATATCTATCCCAACTGTATCTTTAAGAATTCTAAGAACTATTCTTAAAAATTGCCTCTCTGCTTTTTTAAAAATCAGTTCTATATCTTTAGCTCTGGCCTCTGCCGCAGTCCAGCCGTCTCTATAATATACTGCTGTCCCGGTATCACTGGTGGATCGTGCATTCTGATGCCTGTCTGGCATACCACAAATAATGAGGATTGCCCTATAAATATCATCTTTGGTTATTTGCGTCTGACTCTGGTCCAGTTCTTGAGAAATTACATCTACATCTGCTGGATTATTCGAATCGCTTTTAACTTTCAATGCCCCTAATTCCTTTAAAGCTAAAAAAGTTTCTTCATCAATATCGCAATTAATAAATTTCATAAAAGATTGAATAAACTGATCGACACCATCCTGTCTATTCGATCCGGTATTATTAATCGCATCCAATAAAGGTAAAACAACTTCGAAAGCTCCCAATCTTGAAGCATTAGCAGGATATTCGATTATCGGTATATATCTTAAAACATGAGGCTCTTGTTTTACAATCTTAAATTCCTTATCTTGTAGCACTTCAAAATAAGTATTAGAGGTATATATACTATACAACATTTTACCCTCGGTGGTTTCTATATACTTAACCCCCATCAATGGCTTTTTACCAAAACCATTGTTATATACAACAAAAGTATATCGAGGATCTAAGACATC